ATGGCTCTATGGGTTTACGAACAAACAGAAAATCCGGATCCAATGTTCGTACATGGATTTCATCTGGATCTAAATATTACTGATGATGTTGTCACTATCAATGACTTGGAAATCGCATGGAATAATTTTGCAAATCGTAGTGACTACTATGATATGTCAAGATTTGTTTTTCCAACTAGGAACATGTCGAACGCAAATGGTAACTTTATCGTAACTTCTGGTATGCCTTTCAATCTTTTCGGTATGACCAAGGCTACAAGCTTAAAGCCACCTGAGCTTGCTCATGTTCTGATGCAATCTTGGCCAGTGCAATGCATAACGTATCCAGAAACAACAAACTTCTCGAACGCTCTTTGGTTGGTTACTGTTGATTCTAACGCAGGGCTTACATGTAACATTGAAGCTGAGCAGGTACTTCCCCCTACTCTTGTTCCTATGCATGGTTCTAGACAAATCAACTGGTCACCAAAATGCGTAACAAGCGGTCCAACTACAATGAACGCAAACGAAACAGTTGAAATTGATTTTGAATACAGAGATAGACGTTATTAACGTCGTTGATGGTAGATGCAAGGCAAAAGTTTCAGCTCTCGGTTTGTCTGCTGGAGACACTATTGACGTTAAGTTCAGCGTAGGTAAGGTATACACTAGCGCAGTTGTGCATACACTGACGGTCACGTAACAGGAGTTATTATGAAATTTGCTATAGCATGTACATCACCTTTCTATAATAAAAAAGGTGAGTTTATCAAAGCGGAAAATACTTTTTACGTTTACGACAATATGACATCTGAGATTTTTGATGAACAGGGTAATCTTCTAGAGGTTAAGCCTCTATTCAAAATTGATTTCTCAAAAGCTAAAGAGGTTAAGGCAGTTTCGCCCTCCTCACCTGCTGGTAAATCAAACATCAAAAATCTTAAGATTCAACTTGGTCTTTCTTGTAATTACTCTTGCGAATATTGCAGCCAAAGGTTTGTACCTAACATCGACCACTCAAACAGCAAGTTGGTTGATAACTTTCTTCAAAACCTAGACAGCTGGTTGAAAGATCCTCCCGATCAGATAGAGTTTTGGGGCGGCGAGCCTTTTGTGTACTGGAAGGTGTTAAAGCCTCTAGCCGAAAAGCTTAGAGAGAAGTTTTTATTTACTAAGTTCCTAGTCATTACCAATGGTTCATTGTTCAATGATGATATAATCGACTGGCTAGATGAAATGGGATTTGTGGTAGGAATTTCGCATGATGGTCCAGGTCAAAATGTTCGCGGTCCTGATCCGTTCGAAAATCCAAAACAAAAAGAAATGATCATGAAGCTTGTCAATAGATTTCTACCTCAGGGTAGGGTGAGCTTCAACTCCATGGTTCATAGAGAAAACATGGATAGAGCAAAGATACAAAAATGGTTCGAAGATTTGTTAGGCACTTATGCCAAGTTTAATATTGGTGAAGGTGGGTTCATTGACGTTTATGACGAAGGTGGAAAAGCCAACACTCTTCAAAATCATGAAGAACACCTAGCATTTAGAAGAACAACGCTGGACGCTATCAACAATCAAGAGATCAACAGATTTCTTATCTACAGGCACAGAATTGGCGAGTGGTTAGACTCTTTTGGTAATCACAGACCAGCGAATGTTCTTGGTCAAAAATGCGGTATGGACAACGAAAATACTATTGCTGTTGATCTAAGAGGTAATGTTCTGACTTGCCAGAACGTAACAGCAGTATCAAAAGCGCCAAATGGTAACTCACATAGAATTGGTCACGTTACTAAGTTCGATGAGATAGAACTGAATACTGCGACGCACTGGAAGTTTAGGGATGAATGTTCTAAATGCCCTGTACTTCAAATGTGTAAAGGTTCTTGCATGTTTCTTGAGGACGAGTACTTCAAGATTTCTTGTGACAGCGCCTACTCCGATCACATACCTTTTTTCGCTGCAGCATTCGAAGAAGCAACTGGTGATCTTCCTTATGCTATTAGGGCCCTAGATGATAACTATCAGCTGCCAGCTGAAAGAGAAGATCTTTGGGGTCCGGCTGATTTAGAAGTTATGCTACCTGAAGTTAGATCAACTCCGAAGGAACTATAATGCGTCTTATGAAGCTCTGGCCAACAAACATTCTTGTTGATCAGATTAAGCATCTTTCTGTTGATGAAAACGAAGAGCTAGCTTCAATAGCTGAAGATTATGTTAATAAGAAGATGGTGTATACTGAGGGTGGTTTCAAGCATGCTATTCCAAACAACCTATCATTCTTCTACAAGTCAAAAGCACTTAATAAGTATATTGGCTTTATGGAGCAGTACTTCTGGCACTATTTAAAAACAGTTGTTGAGCTCGGACCGGAAGACATAACACCAATTCGCGCTCATATGTTTGCTAACGTAGAAAAACGAGGTGACTGGTCGGTTCCTCACGCGCATATGGGCAATCAGGTTATCGTCACTTATTATCCGAAGGTAATAAGAAGTCCTGAGGAACCTCACGCTTTGGCTGGCAAGCTTGTTTTTCATAACCCACGAAACCCTCCGAGTGGATTTTGGGCTAGAAAGGAGCTACTTTTTACTCCTGTAGATAATGAATCGGGAACTATAGTAGTTTTTCCAGGCCATAGTGAGCATAGTACATTTCCTTTCTTCTGTGAAGATTCAATTAAATACGCTATTATTACAAACATTAGATTTGCGGGTATTATAGAGGGTGAAGACTATCTCAAAAACCACGCAACATTTGATAAGATGAAAGAAGCTTGTCAGATTTAATACCTTATAAATACAATAAAAAGAGTGTGCTATGGCTGACAAAGTAAACCTTACAATAGATCAGGGCTCTACGTTCTCTGTTGATTTCATCGTTAAAGATGCAAATAACGATATAATTAATCTTACTGATTATACCGGTGCAGGACAGCTACGCCGAAATTACGCGTCTAATTCAGCTACTTCTTTTACTATTGGTGTTTACTCTAATGGTACCGTAAGGGCTTCTTTAACTGCTAATCAAACAGCTACACTACTACCAGATCGTTATGTTTATGACTTACAGATTACTAATGGTTTAGGTGAAGTGACTCGTATAGTAGAAGGTATAGTAACTGTCACACCCGAAGTAACCAAGTAATGGCTGAATACAGAGTAATTAAACCTACACAAAATAAATACAATGTAGCGCTAGCTAATTCAGCTGCGTTACGTATCGATGTACATTCAGCTACAGTAAGGCCTGCCGTGACTTATGTTTTAGATACCCCTGCCAATAACTCCGCTGGTCCTATTAGTCTCGTAACACAGCAGACCAATGTAATCGCAGATACAATCCCTATTGTCGGTACTGGTTTATCTACTGTTACATCGAACGGATCTGCTATTATTGTAGATACATCTGGAGTAGGTACCTTAAGACTAGATCAGCTTGCAGATGTAGAGGAGGGGTTACTACCCTCTAATAATAGCACTCTCGTGTATGATAATTCTACTGATAAATACGTAGTAAAGATATTAGATATAGATGGGGGATCCTTCTAAGTGCCAAATTTAATTCAGATTAAAAGAAGTTTGACAGGAGCGTCTCCTGGATCTCTCGCTAATGGTGAACTTGCTTATACCGCTAACGGTGACGTACTTTATATTGGTAGCAACGGCGCTGTTGTACCTATCAGTGGTAAGCGCAATCCTGGTGTACTAACCGCTAATCAAGCGCTTGTAGCTAACTCAACTAGCGGTATTGATAAAGTAATTGTAGCAAATCTTGTACCCACTGGTGTATATGCTAACGGCTCTTTTGGCACGGCTGGCCAGCTTCTTACATCAAACGGATCAACAGTATACTGGAACACTCCTTCTCCTAGTGTATCTGGTAGTGATACTCAAGTTCAATTTAACGATGGTGGTGCTCTAGGAGCAGACGCTGGTCTAACATTCAATAAAACTACAGATACTCTAACAACTAATACAGCGGTTGCTAATACTTTTCTTGCTACAAGTTTAGTTAACTCAGCTACACTATCTGTTGGGTCTGCAGTTGTAGCTAATTCTCTCGGTGTCTTTACAACTGGTACAGTAAATGGTGCGGTTGTATCTGTCGGTACAGCTGTAATATCAAACTCATTGGGTACCTTTACTACAGGTACAGTAAACGCCGCTGTGCATTCAGTAGGGTCGTCAGTTGTAGCTAACTCCATAGGTGTATTTACGACAGGTACTGTTAACGGTGCTACTCTATCTGTTGGATCATCTGTAGTTGCCAATTCCACAAGATTAGCATTAGATACAGCTGTAGGGCTGCTAGCTAACGGAACAATAGGTACAGCTGGCCAAGTATTACACTCAAATGGTACTACAGCATATTGGGCTGCTGATGATCAAGGTGTTACTTCGGTAGCTACAAGTAACGGCTTAACAGGTGGAACTATCACATCCACTGGTACATTATCCGTTCTTGCTAATAGTGGTATAATCGCTAATACAACGGGTCTATTTGTAAGGCCAGGTACCGGTGTTACAGTAAACACAACTGGTGTTCATATCGGTCAGGCAGTTGAAACAACTAGTGATGTAACGTTCCGTAACTTGACCGCTACAGGTAACGTTGCTATTGGTGATGCGTACGCAGATATTATTTCAGTAAACGGTGGTGTTAATACTAATATTATACCGTCCGCAAACATCACTTATAACTTAGGTAATACAGCTGTTCGCTGGAATCAAATTTATTCACAAAATGTACACTCAGTATCTGGCTACTTTGATGGTGATGTTCAGATCTCCGGTAACCTGTCAGTACTTGGTACAACTATTACAATTAGTGCTAACACTTTAATTGTTAACGACCCATTATTGCAGTTAGCAGCTAATAATACAACATCTGACTTGCTAGATATTGGCTTCTTTGGTAGCTACAATCCCGATGCAGGTGATCATGAGCATACTGGCCTATTCCGTGACGCAACTGATGATATCTATAAGCTGTTTGAAGGTCTTCAAGAATCACCTAATAATACAGTAAATACAGCTGGTGTTGGGTATACTCAATCTACTTTACAGGCATACTTACTTGCTGGTGGATTTACTTCAAACGCTACTCATGTTAGAATTGCTGCTAACTCAACCATTAACGTAGCTATTGTTGCTAATACGTTGACTTTATCTACTGCACTAGCTGGTACAAGTGGCGGTACAGGTAAAGCAACTATGACTAATAATGCTATTCTAGTCGGAAATACAACCAACGGCTATAACGAACTAGCATTAGGTACGTCTGGCTATGTACTTCAATCAAATGGTACTGCACTTGTCTATGATGTATTAGACGGGGGAACCTTCTAAACGAAAAAGGAAATTAAATTATGAGCGAAAATGTGACTAATGACTTTTTTGTTGAGACACATATAAAATCTCACGAAACGCTAATTCTCGACTTATCTAGAAAAGTAGTCGAGAATACTACTAAAGTTACTTTTCTAGAACGTGCAGTTAGCGAATCTAGAAAACAGATTGACGATCTCACAATTCAAAACAATAATAGTCAGACTGCTTTACAACAAGCAGTTAATGGCTTGCAAGCCATGACGATTGAGAAAGACAAGCTTATTGGTGAGTTAAAAGACGAGAAAGAAGATCATAATAATACCAAAAAAGTATTTGAAAAATATAAAGATTCAGCAGAACGTAATATCAACGAGTTAAACGTACTTAACAATGAGTTGGATAGTAGATACACTCAACTAAATAATAAAGTTGAAACGTATATTTCTGATAATTCTACTCTGAAGAAAAACTATAATAAGGTATTAGAGGAATTAAATAATCTAAAACTATCTCTACCTAAACCAATAGAGGTTATTGAAGATAGTAATATTATAGAGCTTGGTAAGAAGAGTAAAAACAAAAAGACCGTTAGTGAAGAATGGATAGATGCCGACTAAGTTTAAAGTAAAAAGAAGTACTGTTAGTGGCGTTACTCCTACTACTGGAGATATCGATACTGGTGAATTAGCTATTAATTTACCAGATAGAAAATTATTTACTTCTAATGGCTCTGCAGTATATGAACTTGGATCAAATCAAACCAATTTAAGCGTAAGCGCTAATCTTACAGTTGGCGCTACTGGCGACCTAGTACTTACTTCCGGTGCTGGTATTTACGCTAATGGAGGTTTGGGTACTTCAGGTTTTGTACTCCATTCAAACGGAACTTCTGTATATTGGGCTGCTGATGATCAGGGAGTTACTTCGGTAGCTACTGGTAATGGTCTGACTGGTGGTACTATAACAAGCACTGGCACTGTTTCTGTGTTAGCAAATAGCGGTATAGTTGCAAATACTACAGGTGTTTATGTTAATGCAAATACAGGTTTGGTTGCTAATGCGACTGGTGTATACGTAAACGCGACTTACATTGGCACACTATCAGCTAACAATACTACGTACCTAAACGGTCAATTAGCATCTTATTATACAAACGCTACAAATATTACTACTGGTACTTTACCGTGGGCACAAGCTCCTACAGGTACCGTCAACACCTCTGGTGCGTTTACGTTTAGTGGTATTCAAACTTTCAACGCAAATGTAGTAATTGGTTCAGGCGGCGAATTAGTATTTAATACAGCTGCGGGTATATACGCTAACGGCTCTCTAGGTACAGCTGGTCAAGTACTAACATCCAATGGTACTACAGTATATTGGGCAACAGCTGCAGGATCAGGTTCCGTAACGTCCATAGCTACTGGTAATGGCTTAACTGGTGGTACCATTACTACCACAGGTACTATTTCTGTTGTAGCCAATACAGGTTTAGTAGCTAATGCTACTGGTGTATATGTAAACGCAACATATATCGGAACGTTATCTGCTAATAATGCATCGTTCCTAGGTGGGACTGCAGCTGCTTCTTATCAGTTAAATTCTACTCTTGCAGCTAATGTTGCTACTATGGCTGCGAATTCTTCTACATACGCTAACAGCTCCGTTACTAATACGTTTACAGTTGGTACAGCAGCTTACTTTGTTGCAAATGGCAATTTAGGTATTGGAACAAGCTCACCCGCAGCAAAACTTGATGTGAATGGTGGCATAGTCAGTCGTGCTGTTGCTTCAGAGGGTGGTGAAATACAGTTAAATAATCCAGATAATCTTGCTGCTGGACTTGTAGTTGATGTTTCAGCTGCTGATTCTGGACGTATTTTTAACACTAGAAACAACTCGCAGATTACAATTGGCCAGTTAGGTGGGACTGGTGGGTCCGTAATCTTTTACACCGAAGCAAGTGAGCGTGTTCGTCTTGCAGCTAACGGTAACGTTGGCGTTGGAACAGCTACACCAATCGCTAAAATTCAATCAAGTGCTGACATTGCATCACCTTTCTTTATAGCACCTACAACAATTTCAGCTAACTATACAGTACCTACTAATTATAACGCAATGACGCCAGGACCTGTAGCGATAAATTCAGGTGTAACAGTAACAGTTCCTTCGGGATCAACATGGACGATCGTATAACATGCCTGTAAAACTTAACTCAACTGGCGGTGGTTCTATAACTCTTGATGCGCCTAGCACTGCTAGCACATTAACACTCACTTTACCGGCATTAACTGGTACAATTATTGCAACTGATGGTGGCGGCAATGTGGGGATTGGGACGAGTTCGCCATCAGAAAAATTATCTGTCCATAGTGCCATTGGCGTTCGTGGTAGCAACTTTGCTAGTTTGAGTTATTTTGGTTCGTCAGTAAACACGACTGGTGTTTACACTGGTCTGGATAGCGGCGGCGGCTTTGCCATCAATGTGCGCGACGCTGGGTATCAGGCATTTTCAACCAGCAACACCGAACGCATGCGCATCGACAGCAGCGGCAATGTTGGGATAGGTACAGCTTCTCCTGGTTATAAACTTGACGTACAAGGTACATCTGGATCTAGTATTGTTTCAAGAGGCTGGTCAGCTAACACTACTCAGTCCTCTCAGATGCATTTCATGGCTACCAATAATGGTGGAACGGGTAATACTAACGTAGCCGGATATACTTTCCATTGTTCTGGCTCTTATGCTACTCACATGCACTTAAGAGCTGATGGTCTTTTAGGTATGGGTGGTTGGTCAGCAACGGCTTGGCGTTGGTATGTTAACATGACCAATGGTGATATGACTGCTGCTGGTAACGTAACAGCTTACTCAGACCCGAGACTTAAAGAAGATATCAAGAAAATAGACGACCCTCTTGGTAAGGTTTTGGCACTAAACGGTGTTCGTTTTAGATGGAAGCAATCATCTGTAATAGGTCATCCAGGCGAGCATGACTACGGTGTTCTCGCTAATGAAGTAGAAGCTGTAATGCCTGAGCTTGTAAGGGGCTCTGTATTTGAAGCACCTGAAGGTGATACATATAAAACAGTATCATATGATAAGCTAGTGCCTGTTTTAATCGAAGCTATTAAAGAACAGCAGAAGCAAATCGCCACTCTTCATAATCAAATAAAAAAAATAACAGAGAATATAAAATGAGCACACTTCAAACAGTAGCAATCAAACACGCTTCTTCCGCCAGCAACAACATTGTGCTGGATAGTAGCGGCAATGTCACGTTTGCCGGAACCCCGGTGCCGAACAGCAGCTTTCTGCGGAACCGGATTATTAATGGTGCGATGGATTTTGCGCAGCGCGGGACAAGCTTTGTTGCTGCTTCCACCGGATACACAGTTGATAGGTGGCGTTATGCACTGTCATCAGGCGCTGTTTCCACATTATCACAAAATTCTGACGTTCCTACTGGTAGTGGTTTTCAGTACAGCCTACGTTCAACTATAACTACTGCCGATACATCAATTGGCGCATCAGAGTTTGCTCTTATTCAACAGAACATTGAGGGTTTTAATGTTGTAGACCTTGTTGGCCAAACATTCACTCTTTCTTTCCGAGTCAGGTCTAGTAATACTGGAACTCATTGCATAAGTTTTATCAATGAGGGGAACAACAGGTCATTTGTGGTGGAATATACGGTTAATGCCGTAAATACTTGGGAAACAAAATCTGTAACAGTAACTGGGGGCTTGATAACTGCTGGTACGTGGAATTTTACAAACGGACTAGGCTTACAAGTAAATTTTCTTCTTGCTGTAGGTTCTACGTTCCAAACCGCCGCAGGCTCGTGGCAAACTGGGCAGTTTTTTGGAACATCTAATCAAGTCAACTGCCTTGGCACTAATGGCAACATCTTCGCCATAACCGGTGTCCAACTCGAAGTCGGCACCGCTGCCACGCCATTTGAGCGGCGGCAGTATGGGCAGGAGTTGGTGTTGTGTCAGAGGTATTACAATCGTGATGTGCTTGTTGCAGTTGGTGGGGGAGCGACCCCCACAGTTACCAACAGAACTTTCTACTGTTCTGTGAATTGGCCTGTCTCGATGAGAGCAGCCCCGACCATGACCTTGATTAGTACTCTGGCAAGTACTAACATGAACGCCGGAGCGTGGGTTAATCTTACGGCATCTAGGGGGCGGTTTTCCGCAACAAACAGTGTTGCCAATGACTGCGCTCTTGAAGCCCAGTATAGCGCCGAAATCGAGCTATAAGCCATGTACACAAACGCCCAATACATCGCCTTTAACGGCGTCAACAACGACATCCGCGTTGACATCAACGGCGTGACCAGCTTTGTGCCGCTGGACCCAGCCAACACGGATTACCAGAACATCATGGCCCTGGTTGCTGCCGGGGAACTGACAATCGCGCCAGCGGAGTAGGGCATGAAACTTGAACTCACCATCAACGATGTCAACATGATCCTGCAAGCGTCAGCTTCAAATACATAACTACTTATAATAAAATGTTGTAAATATTACTGAAATCGGAGTAATAAATGCCCCTCTACCTAAACGGATCATCTGGTATATCAGGAATAGACGGTTCTAATACCACACCTGCTATTCAAGGTACTGACACCAACACTGGCATGGTTTTTCCAGCTGCTGATACAATTGCATTCGTTGAAGGTGGCACTGAGGTTATGCGCATCGACAGCAGCGGCAATGTTGGGATAGGTAATACTGCTCCAAATGCTAAGTTACAAGTCACTGGTACAGCTAACGTTTCAGGTAACGTTGTTATTGGAGGTGGTTTGACTTCAGCAAACCTAACAACTACAACCAACACAGCAACGTTTGGTACAGCAATATATGTTGGTACAGCTGGTAATACCTCTATAGCAACAAGTAATACAACATCAGCAAGGTTGAGAGTTGACACCACTGGAGGTGGCGGTTACGGTAGAGATGCTCCAAATATCTGGCTCAATAATAGTAACGATCCTTGTATAAGGATGATGAATACTTCAAACGCTACTCTAAACCACAGTGCTACAATGTATGTTCCTGGTGGTGCAGGAGGCTGGGTAGTAACTTGCGATACAAATGCAGCATTCGATCTGTCGACTGATACGTCCGGTAATTTTACCGCTCGTGGTAACGTAACTGCTTATTCAGATGAAAGACTAAAAAAGGACGTTGTTGAGTTAAAAGATGCATTAGACAAGATACTAAAATTAAGAGGTGTTAGTTATACTAGAATTGACACTGAAGAGCAAGGTATAGGATTCATCGCTCAAGAATTGCAACAGCATGTACCGGAAGTTGTGAGAGAGGGTTTAGAAGGCTACTATACAGTATCGTACGGAAACATTGTTGCCCTGTTAACCGAAGCTATCAAAGAACAGCAAGTACAGATAGCTAAATTAAGAGAAGAAATAACATCACTTAAGCAAGGATAATATCATGAATGAACTTACCTTAACATTGACACTTGATCAAATCAACACAATTCTAGCCGGTATCGGTGAACTTCCTACACGTATCGGTCTTCCTATTACAGAAGAAATCAGAAAGCAAGTATTACCTCAGATAGAGGCAGCTAATAGTAAAACGGAGAGTTAAAATGGCTACACTAGCACAACTTCAAAAACTAGCACCTGGTGGTAAGCCAGAAATTCTTGGTGCAATTGCAGAACTAGCTCCTGTTCTTGCTGAGAAGTACGGTATTAATACACCTCTTCGAATGGCTCATTTCCTTGCTCAAACAGCACATGAGTCAGGTGAGTTCAAGGTAGTAGAAGAAAATCTTAACTACAAGACTACCGCTCTCACAGCCATGTTTGGTTCTCGTATTACAGCTGAACAAGCTGGTAAGGTCGGTCGTAACGACGCAACCGGCCAGAAAGCAGATCAATCAGCCATTGCAAATATCATCTATGGTGGTGCTTGGGGTGCAAAGAATCTAGGTAATACTGAAGAAGGTGATGGTGCGAAGTTCAAGGGCCGCGGTGTTATTCAGCTAACCGGCCGCGCTAACTATACAGCTTTTGCTAAAGCCAAGGGTATCTCTGTAGATGAAGCTGCTGAATATCTAAAAACTCCTCAAGGTGCTGTAGAATCAGCTGCATGGTTCTGGAGTTCACGCGGTCTGAACGCTCTTGCTGACAGTGATGATATTACAGCTGTAACCAAGAAAGTAAATGGTGGTACTCTAGGTATCGACCACCGCACAGAGCTTCTTAACAAGGCAAAAAGTGTTCTAGGATAACCTCTTACTAAATATAGTAAAAGAGGTGTACAATGGCCAATCCTACAACCCGTGCGGAATTCATCGAAAATTGCTTACGCCGTTTAGGTAAGCCAGTTATAGAAATCAACGTCGATCCCGATCAAATCGAGGATCGCGTTGATGAAGCGCTTGCATACTACTGGGATTATCACTTTGATGGTTCGGAAAAGATATACTACAAGCACCAGGTTACATCGCAGGATGCGTCAAATAAGTATATCACTCTACCTGAAAATATTATTGGCGCTGTTCGTATTTTTAGTATTGGCGATTTAATTACAACAGCTTCGCTATTTGATATTCGCTATCAGATCGCTCTTAACGATCTTTATCAGTTCTATAGACAGTCCATGGTACCGTACTATATGAACATGCAACATATTCAATTCCTAGAACAACTATTAGTAGGCCAACAGCCTATTAGATATACACGCACTAGAAATAGATTGCATATCGATATGGATTGGGATAGAATTGATATCAACAAGTACTTCTTAGTTGAAGCGTACGAAATTATCAACCCAGATACTTATACTGATGTATGGAAAGATAGATGGCTTCTAAGGTATACTACAGCTCTTATCAAAAGACAGTGGGGCGTAAATCTTACTAAGTATTCTGGTATTCAGTTGATGGGCGGCATCACCTTTAACGGTGAGAAGATTTACAACGAAGCCAATTCAGAAATTCAGCAACTAGAAGCAGAAATGCTTACTTCCTACTCAGTACCTCCTGAGTACATGATTGGGTAACAAGTGGCAACTTCGTTTTATTTCAACAAAGCAGCAGTATCAGAGCAGCGTTTACTTGAAGATCTCACAATAGAATCTATCAAGATAAACGGCATTGATACTTACTATTTACCCAGAACACTTTTTAATAAAGATCAGATCTTTAAAGAAGACGTGTTATCTATATTTAAACGCGGGTATTTTGTTGAGATGTATCCCAAGAACGTGCAGGGCTTTGCTGGCGAGAAAGACATTCTTACAAAATTTGGTGTCGAGATTAGAGAACAAATTACATTTGTAATGGCCAAGAGACGTTATGAGGATGAGATTGGCGATTACGAGGGCAGAGTAAATAGACCCCTAGAAGGTGATTTAATTTATTTACCTATTAATGATGGTCTTTATGAGATTAAATTTGTCGATCACGACTTACCGTTCTATGAACTATCAAATCGTTATGTTTACGAACTAAAATGTGAGAAGTTTGAGTATAGTTCAGAAAGAATTGATACTGGTATTGAGCAGCTTGATAGTATAGAAGATAGATTTACTCTTGATGATGTGGGTGTATATGAACTAGTAACTGAAGAAGGAGCTCTGCTCTATACCGAAGCTGCTGATATGCTTATACTAGAGCGTATCGATATTGAAGATCAAGACCCTGGTGCACAGAATTCACAATTCCAGCTGGAATCAGACGGTATCATTGACTTTACTGATAAAAATCCATTTAGTGAGAGAGTCTAATGATTACAGGTTATTATTATCACGCTTTAATTAGAAAATACGTCACTTACTTTGGTACATTATTCAACGATATTTCTATTGAGCGTACAGATTCCAGTAATAATGTTATTCAGGATTTTGTAGTCCCTATTGCTTATGGGCCCAAGCAGAAGTTTATTGCAAGACTAGAACAAGACCCTACACTTAACAAGAGTGTAGCCATGACTCTACCCAGAATGTCTTTTGAGATTGTTGATTTTGATTACGATCCATCACGTAAGTTAATCTCTACTGGTAAGATTTCCAAGCAATCTACTAACTATACAGGTAAGCTTGAGACAATTTACAATCCAGTACCAGTCAATATTAAGTTTAATCTATCCATCTACACTAAAAATGCAGAAGATGGATTCAAGATCTTCGAGCAGATTCTACCATATTTTACACCAGAATGGACTTCTACTCTAAGTTTAGTTCCAAGTATGGATCTTAAAGTTGATATTCCTGTTGTTCTTAATGATATCAACATGGTAGATAAATATGAAGGATCGTTTGAAAATTTAGATCGTAGATATATTATTCATACATTGTCATTCATAATGAAAGCATACCTATTTGGTCCTACAGGTAGATCAGATGTTATTAGACGCTCAATTGCAAATCTATACAATAATTCAAATACAAGAACAGCAAATTTATCCATAACAAGCTTTATTACAAATTTTAAACCTGGTGATTTTGTATATCAATCAAATGGCAGAACACAAACAGCGTCTGGTATTGTTAAACAAGCTAATTCAACATTCTTATACATTGCAAACGTAAACGGCACATTTAATACTGCGAATAATGTTCTATGTGGAAACTCAAATGCTGTAGGCGAAGTATCGGCAGTCTCATCTGCCGATACACCAAATGAAGTAATAACAGTTAGACCTGCTCTTACTGCAAATGGAACGCCAACATCAAATGTAAGTCAATCCATAGATCTTGATCTAATTAAATCAACAGACGATTTTGGTATTAATATTAGTATTTCGGAACCGTAATGAGTGAAGAAAATGAAAAAGATCCTATCGGCAAGGCACTAAACCTCCAGCCGATTAACAGTATAAAGACTGGTATTGAAGCTGCTATTCAAGCTGATAGTGATGATGTTATTCATGCTAGAAGAAACATCAAGGACCTAATCTATAGAGGTTCGTCTTCTCTGGAAGATCTATTGGAGGTTGCGAAAGCATCTGAGCATCCCCGTGCATATGAAGTCGCAGCTAATCTAATTAAGACATTAGTTGATGCCAACAAAGAATTAGCAGAACTAAAGTTTAAAGAAGATAAGATATCCAACGAGAAGTTCGTGGATAACAGATCTATTAATAACTATACATTTGTGGGTAGTACTTCCGAGTTACTAAAGCTTATGAAGAAGACTGACACAATAGAGCATGACGATGAGTGAGAATAGAACGTCTTACTATATGGGAAATCAGAAGCTCAAAAGAGCTAATGTTCCTGTAAATTTTACCAAGCAGCAGGTTAAAGAGTATGTAAGATGCTCTTCTGACATTGTATACTTTGTTAGAAAATATATCAAGATCGTTAACGTAGATAATGGTATAGTACCATTTGATCTATGGCCTTTCCAGGAAAGTATGATCAATACTTTCACAAATAATCGATTCTCTATCTGTAAGCTTCCTCGTCAGGTTGGTAAAACTACTGTTACTGCTGCTACTATTCTTTGGTATATTCTCTTTCATGAAAACTATTCAGTGGCCCTACTTGCTCATAAGAAAGCACAAGCTATTGAAATCTTAAGTAGAATTCAGCTTGCCTATGAAAACCTACCCAAGTGGATGCAGCAGGGTGTTGTTGAGTGGAACAAGGGTAGTGTAGAGCTTGAGAATGGATCTAAGATTCTAGCAGCTGCTACTTCATCGTCAGCCATTCGTGGTGGTTCGTTTAACCTAATTTACTTGGACGAGTTTGCATTCGTACCACCACATTTCCAAGGCGACTTTTTTGCATCTGTTTATCCTACCATTTCATCTGGTAATACCACTAAAGTAATCATCACCAGTACCCCCAAGGGACTGAACATGTTTTACAAGATGTGGACTGAAGCTGTAGATAGTAAGAACTCATTCGTTCCATTTGAAGTACATTGGTCAGATGTACCTGGTAGAAATGAAAAGTGGAAAGAAGAAACTATTCGCAACACTTCCGAACAGCAGTTTCGTGAAGAATTTGAGTGCGAATTCATCGGCAGTTCCAATACTCTAATCAATCCAGGCAAACTATTACAACTTCCAGTTATAGCTCCACTAAAGTATACAGATGATTATGCCGTGTATGAAGATCCTAGCGCACCAGAAAATAAAGATAAATTATACGTTCTTGTAGCTGATACTGCTAGAGGTGTGGGTAGAGATAGTTCTGCATTTGTGGTTTATAATGTATCAGAACTACCATACAAAGTAGTCGCGAGATATAAAAACAATGAAATATCTCCATTAATTTTTCCTAATATTATACATCAATTTGCCAAGATGTATAATGATGCATATACATGTGTTGAAATCAACGACAATGGTCAGCAGGTAGCTGATATTCTCTATAGAGAACTAGAGTATGAAAATGTCGTTATGACTCAAATGAAAGGCAGACACGGTCAGGTTATTAGTGGTGGTTTTGCTAATAGACCTACACCAGGTGTCAGAACAACAGCTCAGCTCAAGAGAGTAGGCTGTACTAACTTTAAAACATTAGTCGAAGCAGATAAGATCATTTTGGGTGATGCTGAGATTCTAGACGAGCTTTATAGATTTGTAGAAACAGGTGACTCATACGCAGCTGAAGAAGGTGCGCATGATGACCTTGCGATGTGTTGTGTTATTTTTGCATGGATGACTATGCAGCCATACTTTAGAGAATGGACTGATACAAACATTCGTGAAAAAATTCAACAAGACAACATGAAATTACTAGAAGAAGATCTACTACCATTTGATATAGACATGGGTGTAAATTCTTTTGGTTATGAAGACGTTCGAGAATTGTCTGGAAGCTCGTTTGATAGATGGATGCTGTCAGAAAACGACTAGTTTATAAATAGAGTAATTGTATCTTATAAGGAGCTTCACGATGGCGTTTCAAGTCAGCCCAGGTGTTAATGTATCAGAAATTGACCTTACTACGGTAGTACCCGCAGTATCCACAACTGAAGGTGGATTCGCTGGAGTATTTAGTTGGGGTCCAGTAGATCAACGCATTCTAGTGGAGTCAGAAAACGAACTAGTAAATCGTTACGGTAAGCCTACCGATAATAATGCTGAGACGTTCTTCACGGCTGCTAACTTCCTTGCATATGGTAATAAGCTTTATGTAGTTAGAGTAGCTAATACTCAGCTAACACCAAGTGCTTATGCAGGTGCCAACTCAACCGTTCTAGTAGCAAACGTAGGTACTAACTCAGTTAAAAATAAAGAAGACTACGACTCACGTAGTAGTTTTGACGCAAATGCTTACTATATTGCTAAAGCTCCTGGTAGTTTAGGTAACTCATTGCGTATTTCTGTTTGCGATAGCCCCAATGCATACTCTGTTAATGCGTTCGCTGCTATTACTGCTGCAGGTGCTAATGCCGATCCTGTTACAACTACGCTAGTTGTAGGTTCTAATACTGCAAATCTCGTAACTGCTAACGCTGCGCAGGCTACTATTATTTCTGGATTATTTCCTGAGAAGTCTATTGTAAGAGTAGGTAATTCTAGTATCGGATTTCAGGATTTATACGTTAAGACTGTAACTACATCTACATCTAATGTTATTTTATCTTTCAGTACCGCTTATAGACTTGCTGTCAACGCAGTTGCAAACTCAACTACTGTAGCTAATTCTCTTGCTACAAATGGTATTCAGTTTCTAAGAAACTGGGAATTCTATAAGAATGTAGATAGTGCTCCAAATACTTCTGATTACGTAAGTGAAAGAGGTGGTACAGGCGATGAATTGCATGTAGTTATCGTTGATGAAAACGGAACAATCACTGGTGTGCCGGACACTATTCTAGAAGCCTTTCCAAATCTATCACTAGCTACAGATGCCAAGCTTGCTGATGGTACTTCTATCTATTACAAAAATGTAATTAATGAGCAGTCAAACTGGGTTTGGTGGGCTAATGACCGTGCTGGTAGATTATCAAACACAGCTGTTAATTTTACAGCTATGGCAAATACTCTTCCATATGATCAGGCATTCCGTGCTGGTGCTGATGGTGAGAGTGAATCCAACGTATCTATTTCGGTTGAATTAGGCGGCTTTGCTAAGTTTAGTTCTGCAGAAGATCTTGATGTATCTTTAATTCTAACAGGTAGAAATGCCAATAGCGCTGTTAAGGCAAATTGGGTAATTGACAATGTTTGTGAGGCGAGAAAAGATTGTATTGCTCTAATCTCTCCTCCTAAGAGTGCAGTAGTAAATAACTTAGGTGAAATTACAACTGATATTGTATCATTCCGTAACTCAATTACATCTACATCATATGCTGTAATTGACTCTGGGTACAAGTATATGTACGACAGATATAATGATACTTACCGCTATGTACCATTAAATGGTGATATTGCTGGTCTAGTAGTTCGTACAGATACAACTCGTGATCCATGGTATTCACCAGCTGGTTTCAATCGTGGTATTATCAAAAATACAGTAAAGCTCGCTTATAATCCAAGTAAAGCTGATCGCGATATTCTTTATAAGGCAGGTATCAACCCAGTAGTAACATTCCCGGGTCAGGGTACACTACTATATGGTGACAAGACTGCTCTTGCCAAGCCATCAGCATTCGATCGTATTAACGTAAGACGTCTATTCATTACTCTAGAAAAAGCTATTGCTACTGCTGCGAAATATACTCTCTTTGAATTCAACGATACATTTACAAGAGCGCAATTCCGCAATCTAGTAGAGCCATTCCTACGTGATGTACAAGGTCGCCGCGGCATTTACGACTATAGAGTTGTTTGTGACGAAACAAATAACACTGCAGAAGTAATTGATCGCAACGAATTTGTAGGTGATATCTATATTAAGCCAGCGAAGAGCATTAACTTCATTCAGCTTAACTTTGTAGCGGTTCGTACCGGCGTAGAATTCTCTGAGATTGTAGGCCAGTTCGGGTAATAAATATTAACGTTATTAAAAAGGTACAGCACTAATGGCTTTCAATATCGAAGAAATCAGATCGCAACTTACGCTTGGTGGAGCGAGAGCTTCGCTCTTCCAAGTCACTATCACAAATCCAGTTAATGGTGTAGCTGACCTAAAGGTACCTTTCATGGTTAGAGCATCTTCTGTTCCAGCATCGACTGTAGGTACAACACCTGTACCTTACTTTGGTCGTATTATTAAGCTTGCTGGTAATAGAAGATACGCTCCATGGGCAGTAACAGTAATCAATGACGAAGACTTCTTAATTCGTAATGCTATGGAACAGTGGTCACATGCTATTAATTCACCTCAGGGCAACTTACGTACTCTAGGTGCTGCAAGTCCACTACTATATAAAGCGACAGCTGAAGTAACTCAGTTTTCCAAGACCGGTCTTCCTCTTCGTACATACAAGATTAACGGCATTTGGCCAACCAGTGTAGATGCAATGGCACTAGATTGGTCAGTAGAAAATGCCGTTCAAGAGTTCCAGGTAACTTTTGAATATGATTACTGGGAAGTATCTGGCGGAGTTACCGGCAACGCTGGTGGCGTATAATTAAGCCTAATTATATTAGTATTGTTGGAGTGAAAAAATTTGGCCCGCTTATTTGGATTTGAAATCAAAAGACAGAGACCAGGCGAATCAGAGGCGCAGTCATTTGCGCCTCCTATCGACGAAGATGGTGGTGTAGTACTCACCCCTGGTGGCTTCTTCGGGTCATATGTTGATCTCGACAACGCAGCTAAAAACGAAACTGATCTAGTAACTCGCTATCGCGATCTTGCTCAGCAATCTGAGATTGAGATGGCGGTAGATGAGATTACTAATGAAGCTATCTGCGCCACTCCAGAAAATCATATTGTTGGTATTATTTTATCAGACGTAGAAGCTTCTGATAAAATTAAAGGTATTATTGAGGATGAATTTGAGAATGTTATTAAGCTTCTCAAGTTTAATGCCAAGGCTTATGAAATTTTCCGTCAATGGTATATTGATGGTCGTCTATTCTACCATGCTATTGTAGATGAAAAGGCACCGCAAGACGGTATTAAAGAACTTCGTTACATTGATCCTCGTAGTATCAAGAAAGTAAAAGAAGTAAAGAAGCCCAAGATCATTACTCGTCTTGATAATGAAGTAATCAAGTCAGTTAATGTTGCTGAATATTTTATCTATTCTACTAGTGGATTTGATACTAAAGACTACAATCCACGTCAGATGGTTAAGATTGCAAAAGATTCTATAGTATATTTGACATCTGGTCTTACAGATAGAACAGGTCAAATGGTACTATCACATCTCCATAAAGCTGTAAAGCCCATGAATCAGCTTCGCATTATGGAAGATGCTACTGTTATTTACCGTATTTCACGTGCACCTGAGCGTAGAGTTTTCTATGTAGATGTCGGTAATCTACCCAAGATGAAAGCCGAACAGTATCTACGTGACATGATGGTCAAGCATAAGAATCGTCTCATCTATAACGCCGAGACTGGTGATGTTAAAGACGATCGTAAGTTTATGACAATGGTTGAAGATTACTGGATGCCTCGCCGTGAAGGTGGTAGAGGCACTGAAATCACCACACTAAAAGGTGGTGAAAATCTAGGTGTAATGGAAGATGTATTATATTTCCAAAAGAAACTATATCAATCACTAAACATTCCTGTTTCACGACTATACCCTGAAACACCTTTCTCTTCTGGAAATATTAATGAAGTTTCCAATGAAGAGATGAAATTCTTCAAGTTTATTCAGAGATTGCGTTCTCGTTTCTCGATGTTATTTACAAGTATTCTTGAAAAAAATCTTATGCTCAAGAATATTATGACATATGAAGACTGGGATGCAATTAAAGATAATATTAGATACGACTTTGTAATTGATAATAACTTTGCAGAAGCTCGTGATAATCAGATTCTCAAAGAACGTATCAATATGGCTAATCTAATTGATCCTATGATTGGTCGCTACTTCTCTGAAGAGTATGTACGCAGATTTATTCTTAAGCAGCATGATGAAGATATTGAGCAAATTGATATGCAGAATGAAAAAGAGTTTAATGTCATTGCTGAGAGAAGACTCAAGCAAGCACAGGTTGATGGTGAGGTACAGTTAGCACAGCAAGAAGCTGCTACTCCACAGCAACCAGAAGCACCTCAAGACGGCGAAGCGCCAGCTCAAGGTGATCAGGCTTCCAGCCCACAGGGCGATGAACTACCTGATTTCCTTAGAGGTCGCTAAATATGGTAAATAAGGAGTAATTATTATGGAAAGTACACCAGCTGATGTAGTAACATTTGCTACAACACAGGATGCATCTAAGTTAGTAGATGCAGTTAACAATATTTTAAACCGTAAGGCTGCAGAAGCTATCGGTACCCTTCGTAATGAAGTAGCTCAGAATATCATTACACCCAAGGAAGAAGATACCGATGAAGAAGTTTAAGGAACTAGTAGCTGAAATCTACGATTATCCTCCTACTACGAAGGATGAAAAAGAGTTCATTAACATGCATACCGTCAAGACGTTTGACTATCCAGTTAAGAACGATCATGGTTTGCCATTCCGTGATGACCGTATCAAGGCACCTGGGCCTCAGCACAAGAAGCTAGCCACATACGAGCCTCCTAAAGAGCCTACTACTGTTGAGCAGGTTGATGAAGCTGGTATGTCTGCTTCTACGATCAAGCATAAAACCAATATTTCAAAGATGAGTCCTGAGGAGTTTGCTAACCATCCTCATTATAATAAAATGTCTGATAAAGAGCTACAGTCTATGGCTTGGAGACACGGCTACGGCGGACCAGGAACATCTGGTCATGACTACTATGTCAACAAGCGTAAGAAGGGTATGAACGAAGAAGTTGAGCAAGTTGATGAAGCTTCAAAAGAAGACGATGATAAAGTAAAAGAATATATTGAAAAGGGCGGTAAGGTTACGGTTGGTAAACCAAGATCTGCTAAAGGTATTTCTTATATGAAGAATATGTCAAGACATAAGGGTAGCTCACCAGCTGCTAAAATGGCATATAAAGAAGAGGTAGATCTTAAGGAAAAAAAACTACCTTCAATGCATATTTACGTTAATCCAATTGGTGGTGGTAAACATGAAGTATTCAATATGAGTCATGATGTAGACGCAGACCATCCATCCAAACCAGGTATACCACTAGAGCCTGGCCATATTATTTCTGATGGTGATGTTAAGAAGCTACAGGATAGTGGACATACAATTGCCCATGAATCAGAAATGGAAGAAGAAGTAAATATTATAGCTGAACTATCCGAACTAAGATCATTACTAGGTGTTGATCCAAATGTACAGTCTATCAACGAAACATTTGAGTATGATGACATGCTTTCGATTCTAGCTCTAGTATCTGACACAAATAAGGAAATGGAAATTTTCTTCGAAGAGAGTGAAGAAGGTTTGGTAATTGATAAAGAAATTGCTGATATTCTACTTAATGTATATGAAAATTTAGATGAAGAAAGTCAAGAAAAGTTTGAAGCAGCTCTAACACTATCAAACGAAAGCTTTGATTATTGCGTTGATTTTTGTTCAGAAGTTCTAAAAGAAGAAGACGAAAATGAACATAATTAAGGGCTTAGCAAATCAGATTACACTAACAACTGCTAATACAGTTTACGATGCATCTTGTGTATTTGTATCTGCTATTAATGCAGCGGTATTAACAGTAGCTAACTCGTCTGCTACTATTTGTACGTTTACTATTCCTGCTAACCAATACATATTCGTACAAAAGAATTCAACAGATACACTTGCTGCTAACGTAGCTGTATATGCTACTAAAGCGGCTTTCAGAGGCTAAAATGAAACTATTTACCGAATTAAACGAAGAAGTTTCTTTCATTACTGAAATGGAAGAGTCAGGAAAGAAGGCTTTCTATATTGAAGGTATTTTCTTGCAAGGTAATATTAAGAACCGTAACGGGCGTATTTACCCTGTACCTGTTCTTGAGAAAGAAGTTTATCGTTATATCGATAATAATGTAAAAACTAGTCGCGCTTATGGTGAGCTTGGCCATCCAGATGGTCCAAATATTAACCTTGAGCGCGTATCACATATGATTAAGAGTCTTTGTAAAGAAGGTAATAATTTTATTGGTAAGGCAAAGATCCTAGAAACTCCTTATGGTATGATTGTACGTAATCTACTCGCTGAAGGCGCTGGTATTGGTGTGTCTTCTCGCGGTATGGGTTCGCTTAGGGAAAATAGAGAAGGTATTATGGAAGTACAAGATGATTTTCATCTTGCTACTGCAGCAGATATTGTAGCAGATCCGTCCGCTCCAAATGCTTATGTTCGCGGCATTATGGAAGGTGCTGAGTGGGTTCTTGACTCAGTATCAGGTAGTTGGAGAGCACAAGAACTAGTACATGAAGCTAGAAAAGCAGGTAAGATTTTGTCTGAAGAACAGAAGCTAAAGCTTTTCAATAAAGTACTTTCCAATTTAATAAACAAATAAATAAACATAAGATTTCGGAGGAAAATTAATGCCTAAGTCACAAAAGAAAGTAGAAGAGCAGGTTACAGAGCTCGACGAAGCAACAGCTGCTGCGGCCACTCTAGCGCCTGATTCAAATCCAGCCGATGGTAAGTCCAAGGCCGGTATGATGGCTGACGTTATGGGTGCCATGAACGGCATGAAGAAGTCTGATCTAGTCGACTTTTTCAATCAAGCCATGGCTCAGTTCGGCCCCAATAAGTTCCCTGGAGCTGACGCTGCTGGTAAGACAGCTCAGAATCAGGCTTCTATTAAGGCGAAAGCTTCTGTAAAGGAAGACGTCGAAGATATGTTCGATGGTGAAGAGCTAACAGAAGAGTTCAAGACAAAGGTTGAGACAGTATTCGAAGCTGCTGTTAATGCACGTCTAGAAGTAGAAACTGCTCGTCTCGAAGAAGAGCAGGAAGTAAAGTTTAATGAGCTAGTCGAAGCTCATAAGGTTGAACTATCTGAAAAGGTAGACGAATATCTTTCATACGCTGTTGATCAGTGGGTGCAGGAAAACAAGATTGCTCTAGAAAATGGTCTAAAGCTCGAAATCTTCGAGAACTTTATGACAGGTCTAAAGAATCTTTTCCAAGAAAATAATGTATCAATTCCTGATGAGGAAGTTTCTCTCGTTGGTGAACTAGAAGCTAAGGTTGAAGCTCTCGAAGCTCGCGTAAACGAAGAAATTGAAAAGAATATTAGCCTTGTAAAGGTTAATGAAGATCTCGAAAGAGAGCGTACTTTCAGAGAAGTTTCTGAAGGTCTCGCTGTTAGTCAAGTAGAAAAGTTACAAACTCTAGCTGAGAATATTACCTATGGTAGTACAGAAGAGTACGCTTCCAAGCTTGCTATTATTAAGGAAACTTACTTCTCCAAGAAGCCATCTCGCGTAGTTTCTGAGGAAGTAGTTGGTGTTGATGAATTGAGTGAAGACAAAAATAATGCACCTGTAACCGGGCAAATGGCTGTATATGCACAAGCTATTTCCAGATCAATCAAAAACGTATAACTTATAAATAAAGTTAAAGCTAAAGGAGACACGTTAAATGACTTCATATCTTAATGAAGAAGTACTAAGCAAGTGGAAGCCAATTCTAGAGCATGAAGCTCTACCCAAGATTGGTGATTCCCATCGTCGCGCAGTTACAGCTGTTCTACTAGAAAACACCGAAAAGGCACTCGCTGAAACACGCGGTTATGCCCCTCAGTCACTTCTAGAAGCCGGCGTACCTGGCAACCAGACAGGCTCATCTATCGACAACTACGATCCAGTATTGATTTCACTAGTTCGTCGTACAATGCCAAATCTTATCGCGTATGACATCTGCGGCGTTCAGCCAATGACAGGTCCAACAGGCTTGATCTTCGCGATGCGTTCACGTTATGCCAACCAAGCCGGTACAGAAGCTTTCTATAATGAAGCTAACACTGGTTTCTCTGGTCAGGCCTATATGGGCGTAGCCAACACAAACCTCGGTCTTGCTAACGGTAACGTTGGTAATGCTGGTGCCCCAACAGGTAACTCTGAAACATTCAACTTCGGTGGTGGTGCTACTACTGCTAAGTCAGAACAGCTCGGCGCTTCTGGCAACACAGCGTTCAACGAAATGGCATTCTCAATCGAGAAGGTCACTGTAACAGCTAAGGCACGTGCGCTAAAGGCTGAATATACACTAGAACTTGCTCAGGACCTAAAGGCAATTCATGGCCTAGACGCTGAGACAGAACTAGCCAATATTCTTTCTACAGAAATTATGGCCGAAATCAACCGTGAAGTTGTTCGTACAGTAAACCTAACAGCCGTTCGTGGTGCCAACTCTGGCGTTACAACTGCTGGTACTTTCGACCTCGACACCGATTCAAACGGTCGTTGGATGGTAGAAAAGTTCAAGGGTCTAATGTTCCAGATCGAGCGTGAATCTAACCAGATTGCTCGTGACACCCGTCGCGGTAAGGGTAACCTATTGATCTGCTCTTCTGACGTAGCTTCTGCTCTTCAGATGGCCGGTGTACTAGACTATGCCCCTGCTCTAAACTCCAACAACCTACAGGTTGATGACACAGGTAATACTTTCGCCGGTGTACTAAATGGCCGCGTTCGCGTCTATGTTGACCCATATGCCACATCTGGCAACTACATGACAGTTGGTTATAAGGGTTCATCTGCATTCGATGCCGGTCTCTTCTACTGCCCATATGTACCTCTACAGATGGTACGTGCGGTTGGTGAAGATAACTTCCAGCCTCGTATTGGCTTCAAGACTCGTTATGGCATGGCACCAAATCCATTCGCCAAGGGTGCGACAGAAGCTGATGCCAATGCAGCTCTCGAGCAGAACGTAAACGTCTTCTATCGTCGCGTTCTAGTATCGAACCTAATGTAATAAGATCCCGGTTAACGGGACTTACTCGAGAGAGGGCCTTCGGGCCCTCTTTTTTTGTTCGGATAAATATAGTATAACTAGAGAAAGAATATCATGAGCGATTCCTTTATTACTAATACTAACTTTCTTCCTTTAATCAATTTTAAGTTTGGTATTAAAAAGCTACCTACTACTTCTTTCTTTATTCAGTCTGTAAACATTCCAGGTATCAAGCTGGGGTTTGCAGAAATACCTACTCCTTTTATTAAATATCCAATTCCAGGCGATCACGTACAATTTAGTGACTTTACTATGACATTCAGAGTTGATGAAGATATGAAGAACTATCTGGAAATTTATAACTGGATAGTACAGCTAGGCTTTCCAGATAACTTTGATCAGTATAAGCTCATTGATGGTAAAAGTGCAACTACTGGTGAGGGAAAAGTATCGGATGGCACGCTCGAAGTACTCAATAGTGCCAAGACTCCCAAGATCCTAGTTACTATTGTTGATATGTTTCCACGCTCCCTTTCTGATATTGTGTTTGATACTCGCGATACGCAGAACAGCTACGCGGAAGCAACTGCGGTATTTAAATTAAGGAAGGTACAAATAAAGTACTTGTAATTTCCGCGAGATGGTATATAATAGGGTTGTGCCCTTGATATACTATAGGAAGGTTTTGTTATGACTCTCGAAGAGATATTCGCTCACTGGGAAAAAGACTCTAAGATCGATCGAAGTGATATAAGCCAGGAAAGTATTAAAGTACCTGAGCTTCATCACAAATATATGAAAATTTATACTCCAGAGTCGCTGCAGCTTAGAAAGCTTAAGCAAGAATATAAGTCTCTGTATAAGCTCAAATGGGAATATTATCTTGGTATTATGGACTATGATACCATGAAAGAGCTAGGATGGGAACCAATCTCACTTAAGATCCTCAAGCAAGACGTCGATATATACATCAGCAGTGATAAAGACTTACAGGCTATTAATAATAAGATAGCCATTCAAGAGGAAAAGACAGCTGCTCTTGAATCCATGATTAAGATGATATCTACGCGTAATTATACTATTAAAAATTATATCGATTTTGAGAGATTTCAAGTGGGAGCGTAATGGATAAGATTCAGGTACACAAAATAAACGAAGTCTATATGAGAGTAACTGGAGATCCTCACATTGAGCAGGAACTCTCAGACTTCTTCAAGTTCGATGTACCTGCAGCAAAGTTCATGCCGCAGTTTCGTAAGCGTATGTGGAATGGTTTTATCTTTCTCTACTCGCTTAAAACGAAACTAATATACTCTGGATTACACGAGCATCTAAAGCTCTTCTGCAAAGAACGTGATATACAAATAGAGTACGTATCAGAAGTTAATACACCCATCGACTTTACTACTAATGAAGCAGAGAAGTTTATATCACTAATAAATCCTACACGTGTACCCAGAGACTATCAGCTAGAAGCTTTTACTCATTGTGTTAAGAATCATAGAGCTCTAATACTATCACCTACCGGGTCAGGCAAGTCATTCGTCATATACTTACTATCAAGATTATATTCGTTCAATAAAACACAAAGAAAAGTGCTGATTATAGTACCTACTATATCTCTCGTGCATCAAATGGCAAATGACTTTTCTGACTATGGCTATAACATTGATAATATTCATAAAATTACTGCTGGAGAATCAAAAGATACGAATAAACCCATAGTTATTAGTACTTGGCAATCTATCTTTAAAATGCCGAAAAACTGGTATAATCAGTTCAAATGTGTGGTTATTGACGAAGCTCACCTAGCCAAAGCCAAG